AACTGGTCAACCCATTCCACAAGAAATGGTACGGGGCGCACCTAATGTACAAGGTGCTTATGACTTTGCTGCAAGTGCATATAACCCTGCATTGCAAGCTGCTGGATTAAGAAAACTGACAGAGGGCCCAATAAAAGTAGGCGTAGAAGATACTTTAATTGATCCAGTCACAATGAAACCTGTATTTACTGGTGCTGGAAAACCCCGTGCGCCATTGCAAATTGATACTGGTACATCTATTGAATTGCGTGATCCTAGCAATCCTACAATCGTATTGCAGCGTATTCCTAAGTCGCAAATGCCTACTGCTGGACAAGTAGTAGAGCGTGACGATGGCACTTTCTTAATAGATACTCGTACAGGTCAAGCTAAACCAGTAATGGGTCAGGGTGGACAGCCACTAATAGGTGGCGGCAAACCTTTAACTGAAGCACAAGGCAATTCAGTCGCTTTTGGTGCAAGAGCCATTGAAGCTAACCGTATTGCTACTGACTTGGAAAAACAAGGCGTAAGAAATACTGGCGCAATTCGTACCGCAATTGGCGGTGTTGTTGGTATGACACCTTTTGTTGGGGAACAATTAGAACAAGGCGTAAGGTCTACATTTAATGTGTTGCCATCCATAGCGGGTGGTACAAGCCCTGAACAGCAACAAGTAGAGCAAGCCCGTAGAAACTTTGTAAGTGCCGTATTGCGTAAAGAATCAGGCGCAGCTATTGGCGTAGACGAGTACAAAAACGAAGAACGCAAGTATTTCCCACAAGCGGGTGATACTGATAAAGTTATTCAACAGAAACAAAAAGCTCGTGAATTGGCGATTGAAGCCCTTAAAGCGCAAGCTGGGCCAAGCGGTGTACGCCAAATCAATCAGATTACAACCCAAGCCCAAGGCGGTAATACGGGCAATGTAATTGATTTTAACAGCTTGCCAAAAGGTAGATAACATGGATGTACGGATGCCCGATGGTACGCTTGTTAAGAATGTACCTGACAACATAACGCAAGCCGATCTGTTAGCCCGTTATAGTGCATTTAAAACGCCTGATACACGGGGCAATATTATTACTAGCGATGTTCCTACGGTAGCTGGTTCAGTACCCAATCCACCCGTAGCACAAGAGCCAACCCGCACTATGATGGATCGGGTAAAGGCTTTATACGAAGTTCCAGCAGCAATGGCTACTGGTGCTGTAGCCCCGTTTTTAGGGATTGGTGCAGGTGCTATACAAAACATCCAGCAAGGCACTAATAAGCGTCTTGATAGCCCTGAGTTTGCACAACAGTTTCAATACCAGCCTACTAGTCCTGTAAGTCAAGACATATTGCAAGGCATTGGTAGTGCGTTTGAAGCATCTAAATTGCCCCCTATTATTCCCAATGTAGGAATGTTGCCAAGCTATTCTCGTATGTTAGGGGCAGGAGCGCAACAAGTGCAATCTGTAGCCCAGCCTGTAGCACAAGCTGTTCCACAAGCAACAAATAGAATTGCACAAGCATTACGCAGAGAGCCACAACCCACAATGGCAGGTGTAGGTGCAGCACAAACCCCTGAAGCCGTTACCCGTACCCAAATGGCACAGCAATTGCGTGTACCAGTACAGTTAAGCAAAGGTCAAGCTGAACGGGATTTAGGACAACAACAGTTTGAGATTGAAACACCTAAAATTTCGCCTGAAATGGGCAAACCGTTAATTGAAGCCCAAGCCAAGCGTAACGATGCTATTTTGCAAAACTTTGATGCGTTTGTAGATGCTACTGGCAAAGAGCAGTTTGGACTAAGGGCTACTGGTAAAGCAGTAACAGACACTCTAATTAAGCAGGCTAACCAAGCTAAAGACGAAATTAACAAGGCTTACACGGCAGCAAAATTGCAGGGTGAAACAGAAGCACCAGTACAATATGCGCCATTAACAGCCTATATTAACGACCAAACTCCTACTGTGCGGTCAAAACTTGCACCAATCCTTGATGTTGTTAATGAGCAAATTGCCAAAAACGACACTCAAAATACAGGCACAGTATCTATTAATGCACTTGAGGATATTTACCAAGTTATTAATAAAAACTTTGAACCTAACACCCCATCCGCAGTTTATGGCAGGGAGATGAAAGACATTATCAATACGATAACTGAGGGGCAAGGTGGTGAGATGTATCAAAATGCCCGCAAATTGCGTCAAGATTACTCACAACGCTTTGAAAACATTGGCGCAGTAGATCGCCTTATTCGGACTAAACTTAACTCTGATGACCGTTTAGTGGCTTTTGAAGATGTATTCCAAAAGTCGATTATTAACGGTTCTTTGGATGATGTAAAAAACCTTGGCTATGCACTTAAAAAGGCTGGCCCTGAAGGGCAACAAGCATTTAGAGAATTACAAGGTCAAACCATTGAGTTCCTAAAAGACAAGGTAACGCAATCCATTGATACGGACAGTTTTGGCAATCCAGTTGTAAGCCCTGCTAAGTTCAAGTCGGTGGTGCGTGAACTGGATCAAGACGGCAAACTAGATTACCTGTTTGGCAAAAAAGGCGCACAAGAAGTACGAGATTTGATGGAAACCACCATTTTGGTCAATGCACCACTTAAAGGCGCAGCCAACTACTCCAATACTTCTAGCGCATTAATTCAGGCATTGGATCGCATTTCTGCAAGCCCAATAGGTAAAATACCCGTAGTTGGATCAATTACAAGGTATAGCTTTGAAAAAGCCCAACAAAAAGCATTGCAAAAGAAAATTCAAGAATCTATTAATTATTCGCCTGAAAAAATGGCAGATGAGTTGAGAAAAGGGAATAAGCCATGAGTAGAAACGGATCGGGTACATATACCCTGCCAGCAGGTAATCCAGTCGTAACTGGCACAACGATTACATCTAGCTGGGCTAATACATCACTTTCAGATATTGCTGCTGCCCTTACTCAATCGGTAGCCGCAGACGGTCAAACCCCAATGACGGGTGCTTTAAACATGACCAACAACCTGATTGAAAATGTGGCAGACGCTACTGCAAGCGGTGATGCAGTTTCCCTTAACTTCTTGCAAACGGGTACTTATACCGTAAATTGCGGAACTTTCTAAGGTGCAAGTTATGGCGTTTGAGATAGACCCAGTTAAATATGGGGTACTTTGGCAAAAAGTAGAAGATTACGAGCGTAAGTTCGATTCTATGGAAAAGAAAATTGATGCTATGGACAGCGATGTTAAAAAACTTGTTGCTATGGCTGAACGCTCGAAGGGCAGTCTTTGGGCGTTAATGGGCGTTGCTTCCGTTGTTGGTGGCATGGTTACTTGGGTATCTGATGTATTTTTTAAACGATAAACCTTGCCAAAACAACGCAGTTTTATGCCTGAAAAGTTAAATGCAAACGATACGCTATCAAAAGTTTTAGCGTATGTAGATTCACCGTTTAAGTTAATTGCTGTGGTTGTAATGGCAGTTTTTGCGTTTAGTGGTTACTTTATTTATGACTACCGAGAGTTAATTGTTGGTACGTACAAGGAAAGCCAAAAGCTACCTAGTATTAACAAAGACAGAGTAGACGATGTAGCAGTACATTTGTTTAAAACAACTGATGCAACTATAGTAACAATATTTAAAGTAAATCCTTTGCTTGGCAATCGAATACAGTACCGTGCTTACACAACGAATGGTCGAGATAAAACAAACGATGGTTTAGATGTGGGATTGTTTACTAGCAACCAAAAGAATAACGAAGATGTAATTAGCTTAATGGCTGGCAATATACCTTGTAGTGAATACAAGACAGCCCAGTCAGAAATTGGGTTGTGGTACATAGAAAAAGGGATGCGGTATGGTTGCAGAATTAGTGTGCCGCCTGACCCCAGTAAGTTTGTAGGGCAGATTACGGTTGGCTGGGAAAAACAACCCGCAGATTTAGAGCATACAAAATCAATGCTTTTTATTGCAGCAAAAATGTTATCAAGGAGTAAATAATGCTAGGACTAGACACCATTGTTGGCGTAGGAATGAAGCTGATTGACAAGCTAATACCTGACCCAGCCGCTAAAGCCCAAGCACAACTAGAACTAGCCAAACTTGCCCAAGATGGCAAACTGGCTGAAATACAAGCAGATACCGCAGAATCCCAAGAAGTAACCAAACGGGCGCAAGCAGACATGGCAAGCGATAGCTGGCTATCTAAAAACATACGCCCCATGACCCTTATATTCATTCTTGGCGGTTATTTTGTGTTTGCCATGATGAGTGCTTTTGGCAATAACGCTAATGAGAAATATGTAGAACTATTAGGCCAATGGGGGATGCTAGTCATGTCATTCTATTTTGGCGGCAGAACCCTTGAAAAGATTATGGACATGAAAGCCAAAAAAAATGCTTGAAGCGCAGTTATTAGCTTTAGGCATTGAAGGCAAGTGGTTTGAGCCATTGCAAGAAACCTTTGAAAAGTACCAAATAAACACCGCTAAACGGCAAGCCTGTTTTATTGGTCAATGTATGCACGAATCAGGCGGTTTTAAGTTCTTGCGTGAAAACCTAAACTACTCGGCTAAAGCGTTAATGGCTACATGGCCCAGCCGCTTTCCTGACGCTGATACGGCAGAAAAGTATGCTCGTCAGCCTGAAATGATTGCCAATAAAGTGTATTCGGGCAGGATGGGAAACACCGAAGATGGTGACGGTGCTAAATACATTGGTCGTGGATTGATCCAATTGACTGGCAAAGACAATTACAGGGCGTTTGGAGAAGCGATTGACGAGGATTTGGTAGCTAACCCCCAGCTTGTAGAAGAACCCCGCTATGCGGCTCTTTCTGCGGGCTGGTTTTGGAATAAGCGTGGTTTAAATGCCCTAGCAGACGCTATGGATGTTACAACCCTGACCGTAAGAATCAATGGCGGCAAGATTGGCATTGATGACCGTATCGCTAAGATCAATAAAGCCCTAGACATACTGGCTTAATCAGCCGTTAATTCTTTTAACTCAAACAAGCAATCCCGTTCAGGAAATACGGCAATATAAAGCCTAGCAAGGTAAGGCGATACATTGTTGCTTATCTTAAATGGCTTTGGGTTCATTGGGCTTTTGTTTTGCGCTTCAGATATAGCCGATTCATGCCGTAAATAGGCGCATAAATCCCTTGCTGAATGGTGTCTGCGGCCTGACCCCCATACTCGATTTGCTTCATGAAAAAAGGCCACAATAATGTGCCAATTTTTAGGCATCCACTCGTCAAAACCAAGCCTGTAGTTATCAGGCTGGCTATTGACTATATCAATCAGGCGTTGTTTTTTATCTTCTGCAAGCATATCAATCCAATGTGCAGATGATAGATACAAAAACCGTTGCGACCAGCGTACAGCAATAAATTAGGTCGGCAATGCGCTGTCGTTTAGCCTGTTTATTGTCACCAATAAGCCAACCCTGAATAGCAAGCATATCGTCATCTTGCTCAACATAGTATGGCTTTTGGTAATACTTGCCGATCTGAACCTTGCCCGTGTTGTATGGTGTATTCATTAGTAGCTGTAAATCTTAAAGCGTGGATGACAAGTTATTTCTACAGGTACATCAGAAGTAACACCATTAATCTTGCGTTTGGCTGAGATCACAACTGGGCGTGTACCAGCAGATTCACATTCATTAATGCCTAGAATAACTTGCTGACGGGTCATATGGTAAGCCTGTTTATCGGTTTCTAGGCCCACATTAGGCGGTGTAAACGATGTGCAAGCGGCAAAAAACAATGGGGTTAATAACAGTAATTTTTTCATTTTTAACTTTCAGGTGTGTATTCGGATTGAACTTGGTCGTTGAACTTGGCCCAGCCTAGGCTATGGATCATTTCAAGAACGCTGGTTTCGGTGTCGGCTATGCAAACATCTTCAATGTCTACACCACCTACATAACCTACATCGGGCTCATCTTTATCAATGCTGCCGTACACATCAAGGTAGGTGTCACCTATGTATAGGGACATTACATAATTTCTGTTTTTCATATCTATCCTTTTCTATATCACTCCCAATTGGAGTACGACCACTTTATTAAGTTATCTTAACAATATCAACACATTTATCTTAGGATATACCCTTAGATTTGTAAAAATACAACAGATGGAGTGGGTCGGCAGTCCCGTGAAGGAGCATAGATTTTGTCTACCTGCCGCCCACAACCATTATATGCCGTTCTTGATCTGATAAACCCTCAACAAATGCTCAAAGCACTCCCAGCCCTTTTGAAGCCGATCCGGTTCTATTTCAATCAGTTTTACCTGGTTAGTAAGGGCATTTACAAAGACAATAGCGCACCGTGCTGTCGGAACGCCTAGGCCCTCACGGTAGGCTGCCAATTGCATCTCATGCTCAAAATACACATCAACCTTGGTAAGGTCGGTTTCTTTGGTCTTGAAATCAACTATAAAACCGCCCCCATCACCGTTGACTGGTTTAGCCATCAGATCGCATTTGCCACCAAACCCTAGGGGATGCCCAAAAGACCGCTCAGAAAGCCACAGCTGGCTTCCAAACGCCTCTTGTAAGGCATTGGTAACCGCATCTAGGTACGGTGGCTTTTCCGGCATATATACCTGGTCAAAATAAGCCTCAATGACCGCATGGATGGCCGTACCTCGTTCCGCAGCATCCCTGCCAGTTGCCTTGGAATCCTGCATGACACGAGCCAGCCAATCAGACTCAGGTTCGCCTTCCATCCTGGGCAGGGTTAGGGCTGCTAGGAGGACTTGTTGCTGTTTCCATGTATCAAGCCCTGCTTTCGATAGCATTCCGTTAATTGTTGTAACACTTGGCAGAAGTCCGAGTTTCCGTGCGTCACGGAGCGTTGTGGCTCTTTCCCCAGTCTTGCCGATGGTTGTATAGGCTGGAGTGCCGTCTTTGGTGTACCAATGACCATTTTCTGTCACCTTTTCTTTTATTAACATATTTTCCTCAGAACGGGATGTCGTTCAAGTTATCGTCTTCAATCTTGGGTGCGTTTGCCTCACGCTGTTTATTGCCACGCCATTCACTACTTTCCGTGATCTTTTCTTTGTAATACTTTGGCAACGCATCGTACTTAGACTGGTCAAACTCAGCCAACCAAAAATGATTAGTCGGGTTAATGCCTTCCGGTTGAGCGTTACGCAGAGCAGAAGGAACAGGGCTAATGCCGCTGATATTGGCGTACTTGCCATCTTCTGAGTGCGTGATATTAACCATGCAGAACTTGCCCAGCAATCCTTTAAGGTCAAAGTTCTTGCGATCTTCCGCAGTCATTTTTTTGTTTGACCAGCTTTCTAAATCTTGGCGCAGCCGTGCTTGATCGCCTAAACTGACTGTATATCGCTTGGACACGATTAAGGGCTTTCCATCGTCTGTTTTTAGCGGCAGACCTGCATCATCGTCACCATGTAGTTCCCAAGTAAACACAACCTTGTGCATGATCTTGGTTTCCCCAGCCCATTCGGTAGCTTGGTGGCCTAAGTCAATGATGGAGTAAAGCCGTGCCATATGTAAGCCAGCAGGGGCAATCTTAAAATCTTTTTGCGTATCGGTAATAATCATTTGTTTGCTCCAAAAATTTGACCAAAGTCGTTCACAATGTCACGAATGACGGGGTTTACATGGTTGTTGCGTTTAGGTGCGACATATCCGCAGCAATGGCGTAATAGGTCTATTTGACGCTCGGTAAGAAATGTACCTTCTTCCAGGTCTTTGAATACTTCATCAAGTTCAAACTGCATCTGTACTTGATCTGCTAACTGCTGGTCATAATCACTCATTTTTGATCTTTCTCACCCGCTTGGGTAGTTATCACGGCACATACCGTACTTAGATATTAAGCAAACTTAAACCACAAGTCAACAGGTATTTGCAAAAAAGATACAAATAAGTTAAGATAACTAAACTATGAATGCAACAGCAATTATTAAATTATTGGGTGGCCCTACCCGCATAGCCAAAATGGTGGGGGTCAGCGTACCTGCCGTTTCTATGTGGCAGAACGGGGAAATACCCCAAGATAAGCTAATAGTGCTGGCAGCAACCCTGGAAAAGGAATCACATGGGCTAATTACCCGTAAGTCGCTTTTTCCCAACAATTATGGGTTGATTTGGCCTGAGTTGGATTAATTTGGTATATACTCTTGGTAAGCGGAGTGAAGTCTGCGGATAACTAGGCTAGTGACCAAGACCCTTTTGGGTTGTTCTGAGTGTTTACTAAATGCTACAAGCCCATTTATTAAGCAACTTCACCTTAGAGCAACCTAAAGGGGTTTTTCTATTTCCGCTTGGTATTGGCTGGGCGGGATCCGACACCAGCAGTCAATATACAAGTGCTACTGGGGGATAGTTGATGCAACAGCACAAATATAGGTGGCGAAGCTAGTGCCTATTCAACGAACGACTGGCGGGTTCTGTGGCTCCGAAAAGCAGATGAAGGCGAACCAGGAAGGCTAGGTTCGTTCACCAAAAAGCAACGAATTACTTATATAGACTTAAATACAACACTAGGGTTAGTCCTAAATAAATAAAGGTTGCATTAGTTAAGATAACTTAATAAAGTAGAGGTACTCAATAACGAGTGGAATAGATAAGGAATAGATATGACAACCAAAAAAACCCCAAAAGCCAAGCCGCTTACCGCATTAGAAAAGGCAGAACGCAAAGCCAGCATTGCTGAATCGGCTCTTTACCAAGCCTATAACGACCAAGACGAAGTATTTGGCCTGCTTTACCTCATAATCAACGAGGCAGAAAGTCCGGAACCTAACAAATACCAATTACGCAGAGCCTTGCAGGGTCTTAGAACCTTGCTAATAGCAAACCAATGCAACATGATGGACTACGCTGGATTGGAGTATTAATCATGAAAGACATAATCGGTGCTTGCATACTTGGTGCAATCCTTGGCGCAATGTTCGCCCTGGCAATATGATCGAAACGGTGATGATTGTGTTTGCATTAGGCGTTTTTATCCTATTTGCAACTGTTATGGTGCTTGCCGCCATATTTCTTTTTTGGAACAACAAATGACATTTTTAGTCGCAAACATACCGCCTGTTAAATGCTTTGTGCGGAAAGAGTACCTATATAACCAAGAAAAAGGTCACGGTGAATTAGAGCCTTGTGTGTGGATGACCGCTAAAGCCATAAAAGGCCAAGCGTTTAGGATTGAATCCATGCTTACCAATTACGGTGCGCTGTACGACAAACTGCCAATCAGTGCTTATGTATGGAAGGAAGTCGTTGATCCCCTGCCCCTGGATTACTTGCAGATATGGGATTGCCTTTCTTACGATATGGCGGTGATTGAAAAGTCAAATCTGCGTGGGCTAAAGGTCAAATACTTTGGCAAGGATAGACAGTTTCATTTTGGCAACTATCTTTTCACCATTGACTTTGCCGATCCGGACAGCAATCGGCTAGACACTACTTTTAGTGAAGGGGTCCAGGAACACAAGTCGTACAACTTTATTAAGCTGGATAACGGGCAATTTGCCTGCCAGCCTAATAACCGTTGCCTTTGGTACGATGTTTCGATTGTGCCAGCCGAGCTTAAAACCCCTGATTTTAAGATACCAACCGAAGTCTATAGCGTTGAGAACCATGCAAAATGGTCAGCCAAAGACGAATGGTTTTACAACTTTGACGAGATAACACGATGAACTTTGCTGATTTTTATAGCCTATATCCTCGAAAACAGGGGCGAAGGGCTGCCGAAAAGTCATGGGACAGGCTAACCCATCAAGAGCAGGAAGATGCGTTCTTAGCCTTGCCCACGCATTTAGAGTACTGGAAGTTAAAACAGACTGAAAAGGACTATATTCCCCATCCTGCCACCTGGCTTAACCAAGGCCGCTGGGAAGATGAGTTAGACATG